TCCGCTTGTGTATATCCTTGTCCAGTTGGTTAGGCCCACATTAAAGCTAGTATTGTTTAAATCATCTTGAAACAATGTGCCGTTAGCACCGTTAACAATTAACCGACCATCTTCAACAGCAACAGCACTAAACGCTTCACCTGTTACATTGTTAGGTATCAGCTGAAAAGGGAATGGTCTTGCGTAGTTGTTGCCAAGGCTTTCAAGAAAGGTTGTACCGTGTCTTGACTGCATAGGGCCGTGACGTGTAACAATCATGTTGTCACTGTCTTTTAGCCCTGCGCGGTATTGCGGCAAATCACTACGCGACCAAAAGCGTGGCGATAAAATGCCGCTGGTAAAGCTTGTTTGTATTGGGTAAATATTCATTATCTAGCTCGCGCCCCTATCAACACATTAGAACGCAACACTTTTGTACGTCCTGTCATGCCGTCACTTGCTGCGGCTTCATCAACCAAAAGCTTATACTCATTAAGCAAGTCTAATTTTAACTGCCTGCTAGCTGCTACGGGTATAGCTAATCGCGAACCAAGGTTAGCGGCTAATGCTGCAATAAATGAATCAGTAAAGCGGTTTGGGTCTTCTACTTTCTGAATATACTTTACCCACACTTGGCCACTTGTGTCGGCGCTAATGTACTCGCCTTCTTGCTGCCATTGTAAGTTATTTTGTGTATAGCGAGCATTGGTATTGCCTCGCTTATTGTCCCACACTTCAATAATACGTGAGCAATCGTCAGGTACTTTAAAGCTTGATTTAAACCCGAATACTGGTTCAATGTTGGCAGACTCGGCAACCTCAAGTCGTTTTGTTGCAAAGTTCCAATCGACCGCTTCAAGTACAAAACCTAAAGCATATGGGTAGTGTAACCGGCATAAGTCTGCACCCGTTGAATTCTCCAATGGGTCTACCACAAAACTATCACCAACCAGGTTAAGAGCCATATTCCATATATCAACGGTACTAGCCATTCGCTACTCCTCAGCCTTCGCCGCTGCTTTGGGTTTAGCTTTGGCCTTCTTTTTCTTTTTAGGTAGAAAAGCCTCGATAGCTTCCACCTTTATTTTTAATATAAGGCTAATTTCTTTGGCATCTTTGCCCGCCTCATTCATTTTCTTAATCTGGTTTTGGTCAAGCTTATTGACACCTGTTTTAAAGCCGTCTGCTTTTTGTTTTGATATAGGTTTCATTTGTTTATCCTCAGTCTTTTGTACGTAAATTCAAGCCTAGGTTCGCATCATAGATAATAATGTTAGCATCTTTCTCACTAGCAACCCACACCGATAACTTATCCCCTGCAATCAAATCGTTTAAGAACCCACCGCCTGAAATATTGGTACGGTCTTGCCCGTTACTCGCTCTCATACCTGTAGGTCTTTGACTAAAAACATATTGACCTGCGCGCTCAATACCGAAAATAAACCCGATATTATTGCCATTTGCTGTACAAGATATGTCTAACCATGCGTGACTAATGTAGTATTTGCCACTATCAGCTATGATGATCTCGCCGTTAGATATGGTTAAAGAGCCGTTTGCGTCTATTTCATCGAACTGCGTAATTTTAATAAACCCTTTATAATCGCCGCCCGTTAACGGTTGCGGGTTATCAGGTGGCGTTAAGTCTTCGTTGCCTGTACCAGTTAATCCGTTAATCGTTAGCGGTATGTTTGTACCATTGGCTTGCTTTTGTGTATAACCAACGCTCGCATAAGTGTTTAGCAATTCGTTTAATTCATCAATCATTACAGCGCCATCTAATAACGGCTCTAATGTTTCATTGGCTTGGCTGATAGGGTCAATGCTATCCCTTAAACCTTGTTTGGCTTTCTGTGCGTCAATACCTGCTTGCGCGTCTGTTCTGTTACTCATAATCAACACCTTAAAACAAAATAACCCAGCAAATGCCAGGTTATCTTTTATTGTCTACGGTAAAGCTTGACGGTCATTCTTAGCAACTCGCGGAGATCTTCCCCCTGCTCTGTTGCCGTCAGCACCTAAAGCCTTACCCAAGTAAGTAGTTGACAACCCTGCCGCTAAATCACTTGATTGACCTTTCGCTGTGCCGTCTTCCATCCACCAAACCAAGCCGGTTTTTAATGTGGTCGCTTCAATAGAAACGTTTAACTCTGTTCTAACACCTGCAATAGCCATGTTAACACCTCTTTAAGTTGGGGCCAAAGAGAAAGGCTGAGGACTAACCCCCCAGCCCCGTAACACTATTAAGCGTCAGCTAGTTTAAGACGTACAATGTGTTCATCTTCAACACGTACAGCGCCCAAAGTTTGGAAGCCGTATACACGCCACATGAAAGACTTACTAGGGTCTTCTGCTACGCGAGTTGAGATGTCACGGTTTAACTGCATACCAATAGCTTTTTGCGTATACGCTAAACAATCAACTTGACCAGCGCTTGGAGATAACAAGCGAGTTGATACAATCCAATCATAACCTAAGAAGTTAGGTAAGTAACCGTTACGTAATGCCATTGAGTCACCTTGGAAGTCACCAGAAGTCACTTCAAGCAAACCAAGTAAAGTACGACGTTGGAATGGTGAGATAATTACACACTTAGGCTCATCAGGGTCAATGTCATTGTCATAGAACTTTTGATCCATTTCATTAATAAGGTCTAATGTAATAGCCGTGCTGTAATCGCCAACTTCTTGTGTAGCTGGGAACGTGTTCAAGTTACCGTCACCGTCTAAAGCGTCAGCGGTTGCTGCTGCAATAATCACATCATCCTTGTTACGGTTTGAACCCCAAGCAAGGTTCTGGGTCAAGCTTGAAAGTGGATCAACAAGCATTTGGACAATATCTTCTTGTTCAACAGTATCACCGTTATCAAAAGTTTTAACTTGTGATACGCGACGACTCCAAGGGGTATCATTCTCAGGTGTTGCCGTACGTGCAGAAGTTTTCTCTGCAAAGTCAGTAGGGCCAATACGTTCCCAATTATGAGCTGCACCGTTAGATGTTTTGTTTGTTACTGTGCCGACTAGGCGTGAAGGTTTTTGCTGTGCTAAATAACGTACGTTTTCTTCAAACGTTTCAATCTCTACTGCTTGAATTGTAATAGCCATTTGAGGCTCCTTAGTATAAAAAATAGTTTTGAATATTTCTCGGACTAAGTTTGTCTAGCTACCCGATACTTAATATATGGATAGCAGACCAAAGGTAATGGCTACCTGCGTAATGGTAGTATAACGTATTTATTTAATAATTAAAAATATTACAATCAAGTGTTGACGAACCATGCAAACCTGTGTAGATTAACAATCAAATGATGCAATCCAGTATCGTTTTAACACAAGGATAAACACATGAGTAAAACAAAAAGAACTACCAACGGTTTAAGAGAGGTATTGTTTGAGCAAATTGATGGTCTAATTAACGGAAGTATTACGCCGCAACAAGCTAAAGCCGTATCAGGCTTAGCAAGCCAAGTTGTATCAGTAACACGCTTAGAGATGGAAGCTGCGCGATTTATATCTGATGAGCGTATGGATGGTAATAATACTAAAAAGTTAGTTGAAGTGAGTTTATAATGAACCTTGCCCTGCCTAATGTTGAGCTTGTTCACTCTTTTTGTGATTATTATGGCCTTGATAAAAGCAGGGCTGGTTATATTAATTATGAGGCGTGGGCAGAGAGTATTAAATATGTTTTTAACAGCACAAACTCGTCAATAAAAAGAGAGTATATTAAAGACCTCAAATATTCATTATCAAACTTTGACAAGCCTATGTTGTTTGACAGGTTAATGACTAGGCTGTGCTTAGTTAATGATAGGCTTTTTATGAGTTTTGATGAATTAGCAGTAATCCAAAGAAAGGTAAAATCTAAGCTAGGGATATCGCATTGTAACCACGGTTGCTATGACTTTGCTCGTGGTACACTACGTAAAAAAACATGCGAATGTTGCGGTGTTAATTATAGTGTTAAACTATTTTACGAAGAGAGATACCCACACTGTTCTGATGGTTGCTCACAAATAATGAGATTAGATAAAAAACTAAAATATTTATACAAAATAAAAAAGATAAAACGAGGCTATAAATTAGTTAAAGGCGAAAGCAAGCTACATAAGTTCGTTAATTACTTAGCTAATCAGCAAAGAATCAAAGCAAATAAAAAAAACAAAGGGGATTTTACATGGTGCTAATATGAATGATACTACTAAAATGATAAGAGAAAAAGGCTACACATTATCCGAATTCTTAAAGATTATTAACAGGTCTGAACGCTGGTACAGAACGCATGAAAAGGCAAGCGGTAAACATCATACTTTCTTGTTAATGGCAATAGACGGGTTAAAAGCAAAATA